TCCAACTCATCTCAGACAAATCAGAAATTGCCGGTCTTGAATTCAAAAAGAAAAGATCAGAACGATCAGATTACTCGAAGTAATGTGTCTGACTTGAATAGTTTTCGTCAGATTATTCGTGAAGAGATCGTAAAGATTCTCAATGAATCCGATGAGGATCGCGTTGAAGCGTTTCACAAAGAAATCAAAGATCGTGATCCAAAGATTCTGGGAATAGCGATAGGATTCTGTCGTTACGAATCAAAACCGACACTCAAAGAAGCAAAAAAGCTTCGAATCAAACTTGAAAAATATCTTGAACTCATGAAATCCTGGGAAGATATCGGACCAGATTACGATTACTGGAAGAGTAGAGTTCATAACACGATTGACGAACTCAAAGAGATAGAAAACAAACTTATTAGGCGATAATCAGCCGCAATCGATCCGTTTTGTGTCGATGATCTGATCCTGAATATCTCTTTTCGTTTCTCTTGCGTGCTTGCGCAAATAATGTCGAAAAGTCTCATTAGGATCGCAAACGGGACATCCGTATCCGCAACCGGGGATTTTGTCTTTTTGTTTTGATTTGCGGCGGGAACGGGACATGATCAGTTCCTCTAAGTATATGATTTTGATCCGTAAATTGAACGGAAATGATCTAACATATCATGTGTGGCGAGAATAGAAAACAAAATATGTCCGGTGTGTGATAAAGAGTTTGTTTCCAAGCACGTAACATGTTCAACGTCGTGTGGAAAATTATTACAATATCATGGGAATGGATACAAAAAACCAGTTTACGAACCAATTCCATGCGTAATTTGTGGAACAATGCATAGCGGTCGCAATGCGAATCCGGCTCTACCAAAGAAAACTTGTTCTATGAAATGTACTGGAAAACTAATAGCGCTTAATCGTGGTCAAAAAATACAAGAATTGGTAACGTTCATTTGTGTTGAGTGTAAAGAGCCATTTACAAGAAAAAAACGCAATACAAAATCAAACCACACTTATGAATTTTGTACGATGACATGCTCAGCATTGTATAAAAGTCGTACTGGAGCCGGTTTCGGAACCAATGAAAAACGTTATGCGTATTGGTTGGAAAAATATGGACCAGAAATAGCACAACAAAAAATTGATCATCTCAACGAAGTAAGATCTAAATCGGTTACCAAATACAACTCAGAACGTGAGTATACCGATGAACTTAAAGAAAAGATTGCGGAAGGTGTTCGTAATTGTGGGTTCATTCATCCTTGGGATGGAAAAACGTTAGTCGAGGCAGTTGGTCCAGAACGTGCTGAACAATTGTCTCAGCAACATTCTGAGAAACTTTTGGAAGGATTCAAGTCTGGTCGTTTAGTACCGGTTGTTCAAAAAACGGGAACTCGTGGTCAACCACAGATGACATCGTACGGTTTCCGTGTTAGGAGTAAAAACGAATTGTACTTCGTTCAAAGATTAGAGGAACTCGGATTGGTTTGGAACGAAGATTGGTTTTATGAACTTAAGGAAGATCGTGTTCCGTATTGGGATCCTGTCGATGAACAGGAACGAATTTATTATCCCGATTTCAACGTGAGAGGTGAGATCGTTGAAATCAAAGAAGGAACAAAGCAAGAACGAAATGATCCGATCATTCAAGCTAAAGAACGAGCAGCATTGAAAGCGTTTGATAACAACTACAGCATTGTAGTCAAACGAAAAATCAAAAAGTGGCTTCCTAAATTTTTACTTGAGACGGTTCAAAGCGCTTGAAAGAAGACGATGAACTTTATCGGTTGAATTTAGATGTTTTTCTCGATCAAAATCAATGTCTAGACCTTCTGCAAGCATAAAAGCCGAGGTAGTTGACGGTTCTTGAACCAGGTCTAGGCATATTAGCAAAAAATCTTCACCCACAACGGAATAATCTCCGTCCTTGTAGACAGATCCGACACCACGTGATGAAATGCCTAATTTGACTCCATCTTCAATTAACGCTTGGGCAATTTTTCCTTTGGGTGTGTTTAGAAGTTCAATAGTTCCGCAGAGATCGTTTCCAACCCAATGCATTTCTTTGACAATATGAGATACACGATCAAGAGAAATGGTAGATTCCGTAGGGTGATCCAACTCTCCTAAAGCCCTGTTATCATTGATGATTCTCTGATAATTTTCCACTTCACGTTCCAAAATATGTCTTGGATAGATCCTGCCATTCTGGTTAACGGCATCAGCACGCTGCATAATGCCCTTTAGAACGATTTTGCCTTCACTATTACGCTTCGCTTCATTTAGGCTATCCTTAGTAATTTCTAGGGGCGTATACGTCGTAAGAAGTTTGCTTTTCACCATACTCATCGATCATCTCCTTTGATCACCAAAGAAGATCCTGATGATGCTTTATTAAGTTCATTTGTTATCTCACAACACTCCAATAGGCTCGCTAACAGAGCATCATTATCAATATCGGGTGTCATTGATGTTAATTTATTTGCGAGTTCTGTTGCTTTTTCGCAAATGGATTTATCGCTGTTCGATTTGTTTGAATAGGACTTGATTGATTCATGAAGATTTAGAACGGACTCGATTGCGGTTTTTTGGAATCGATCGGAATCTTCTGCAACAACGGCTCTTAGGATTTCTCGTTGACTAGGAAGAACTCTTTTGCCCCATTTTTCTTCCATCTTCCTGCACATGGTGCTCAATAAGGCTCTTCGTTCTCCCATGGACATGTCATCAGATTCAGAAACGATCACATTACCATTTTCTGATTTCTCTTGAATCATCCAATCAAGAACAGTTCGTTCATAATCAGATACAAGAGCTAGGTTTTGAGTCTCTGAGGGTTTTCTCCACTCCGAAAATAAAGTGCCTATTGTGGCATAAATCTTGTAATTGTCTATGTGGTTATCTAAGAGGTTCTTATCGATCTTCTCAATTTGAGAGAGAAGTTTTCTTTTTTGTTGCAGCGCATTATTTTCATCAATTTTTACAATTGAGTCTCTCACGCGAGAGAGAATAGAATGAGCATGATTGCTATCTCCGCCCTTGAAATCGATAATGGACTTAGCAAGTTTGAGTTCGTTGGATAGTTCTTTATTGGATACGAAGTTCTCTTTAACGAGTTTGCATGTCTTCTCGGCGAGGTCTTCTTCGCCCCTAACAAGACATTCGGTTACTTTCCGCACTAAACAATGATGCAACAAAGCCGTATTCGAACGTTTGTTGTGTTTTTTGCTGTTTGACACTTGCGTTTATCCCTTGATCCTTTAATTATTCTTCATCTGACGGAACTGTTAAATTTGCGTATAAATCAGCATCATCAAGCGATTCAAGTTCGACGTTTTCATCGTCTGGATGGATATCGGCAGCTTCCGTAAGAAGATTAGATGCCACAGAAGTATCTGAACCGCGTTTGATACGGAATCTTTCTTCCATCTTCTGAAGTTCTTTAAGATCATTAATTCCGCATGCTGGTTGCATGGTAATGGTTGGAATCTTCTCTTGTGGTGGAGAGGCAATGATCATGTTCTCTTCTGAGAACTCTTCAAATTGAAGTTGTTCATTAAGGCTTCCTTTATCAAATGGATCGTCAAGGCCATTTCGTTTATCTGTTTCTCTATAGGAAAATGGATCACCTCTGCGCGCCAAAGTTCGTCTACGATTCTTAAGATACTTTTTCATTCCAGGAGCCAATTTGACGGACTTCTGATTGCGCATATCTGGCGGCGCAAACATGCGTTCTTCGCCGTCTTCATCGTCGTCCTCATCGAGAAGATCTCCCTCTCGTGGGAACTTGCCAGCGGTTTCAACTTCTTCTCCGCCAGCTTCGGGTGTCTCTTCTGGTGTAACTTCTTCACCGGCCTCAGCTTCGCCTTCTCCACCACCTGCGCCCATACCGGCAGCTTCAACGGCTTCCGATTCTCTGGCCTCTTCAAGAATTTCTCGTTTGACATTAAGAATTTCTTCTTCTGTCATATTGAGAATGTTTCGATAAACGAATTTCTTGCTCAAGAAGTTTTCTGGTGTAGTCCCAGCAATCTCAAATCTTGTTCGATATAGTTCCAATTTCTGTTGCTGAGCAATCGTCGAAGGATTGGAAAGATGCAAAGAAAAATTGATCAAATCATCTTCTCTAAATCCGCATGCAAAAAGATGAACCATTGCGACTTTATTAAGTTCGCTGATCACTGTTCTCTGAATCATATTAACGGTTCTTGAGAATCGAATATCTTCCGCTGCCAAAGAGGATCGTGAGCCAAGACCTTCTTCATAACCAAGATAGGCTCGCGGAACTTTCAGTGAACCAACAAGCTTTTTACGAAGATATTCAACGTCTTCAATGTTGCCAGTATTCGCTCCGGCTTGGAGCGTATCAATTCGAGTGCCAGTATCGGCACCACGAGTTGGAATATAGAAATCTTCCAAGATGCTCAATGGAGCAAATCGCTGATCAAGTCTTCCGTTGGTCTTATCGGAAACACCAGCACTAACAAGATTGCTCTTGGCCTGTTCCATATAGTTTGGAACTTCATCGGTCGGAATGTTTCCTACATCGATATAGAACACTCTTCGTTCTGGTGATCGACTTAATCGATAAACCAACATGGCATCTTCGAGCATGACAAGTTGTCGCCACACTTTACGAGCACCATCGAGCATCGATGCGCCGTAAGGGAGATAAGTGTCACTTCCTAGAAGTCTTAGATGGGCACATTCCCAGTTCTCAACGATCTTGTTTCCCATACTGTTCCATCGGAATCGAACAGCGGTTGGATCTCCATTGTATCCTTCTTCGCGAAGAACATCATGAACAGGCATTGGAACAAGACTTGTGACTCCTTGACCTTCTTCAACAACAGTCCACAGGAAAAAATCACCATATTTAACCATGTTTCGTACCCATGGTCGAAGATTGAATTCGAGATTGATTCTGTTATAGAAAAGGTCTTCTAACTGTTTCTTGATCTTCGGATTGTTTGAATAGATATGAAATGATCTTCCGTGAACATCTTGTGCTACGGTCTCATCCGCGTAGATATCCAAAGCCGCATTGATCTCGGCCATTGAATCCATTTCAACGAAATCTTGTAATCGTGCCAATCGTTCATGGGGAGCTACACCAGGAAATCCAACGACATAAGAACTATGACCAGGGAAATTGGTATGACCAACAACTCTGGCTCCTCCACCTTGTTCTTTTTCAATAGCTACCCGAGCATCAACTGATTTGACTTTACGACGAAGTGTCGGTCCACTTCGAAAAAGGTTTGTTAACTGTTGAAAAAGCGAATCTGCCATGAAATAAGAAGTATTATCCCTTATTTATATAGGATAATCGATTCAAAAAGGATCTATACTATTTTCTAGTGATCCAACACAAAGCCTACAAATTTCGGATTTATCCCACCAAACAACAAGAGCAATTTTTTGCTCAACAATTTGGGCAGGTTAGGTTTGTGTATAATTGGCTATTGGCGAATAGAAAAAATCAGCACAAAGAGACAGGAAAAGGATCCACATACGCTAAGGACGCAAAACTTTTAACCAAGCTCCGTAACGGGGATGAATTTCCTTGGTTGAAAGAAGGAATTGCACAAAGCCAACAGGCATCTGTTCGAAATCTTGATACGTCTCATAAAAAATTTTACAAAAAAGAAACGAACGCACCAAAATTCAAGAAAAAATCAAATCGTCAGAGTCTAAAGCTTCCTCAGAATTTTGAACTAACGCGTAACAGACTTCAAATACCAAAACTTAAACAAGCCATTAAAGTCGTAATTGACCGACCCATTGAGGGTCGGATTGTTTCTTGTACGATTTCTAAAACTCCTTCTGGCAAGTATTACGCGTCTTTCGCGTGTGAGGTTGACATCGATCCTAAACCAGAATTGGATACCGTTGTTGGTCTTGATCTTGGTTTGAAAACCATGGTCGTAACATCCGATGACCAACAGATAACAAATCCTCAATATTATCGAAACAATGAAAAGAAGTTGAAGTACCTTAACCGGCAGTTATCCAAGAAACAGAAAGGATCAAATAACAGAAACAAAGCACGCCTTCGCTACGCGAAGGCTCATGAGCACGTAACCAACAAAAGAATTCATAATCTGCACGAAGAGACCTCAAAGATCGTTAACGAAAACCAAGTTATCATCGTAGAAGATCTCAACGTTAAGGGTATGATCAAGAACCATAAGTTGGCAAAATCAATCCAAGATGTCTCTTGGGGAGAGCTGCTTCGGCAGCTCGAATACAAGAGCAAATGGTATGGGAGAACTTTTCATAAGGTTAACAGGTTCTTTCCATCATCAAAAACATGTAATGGTTGCTCATTCGTATTGGGAGCATTGCCTCTCGCAACGCGAGAATGGCAATGCCCAAGTTGCAATCAGATCAATGATAGAGATCTAAATGCAGCAAAAAACATAAGAGATCAAGGCATTCTTGAACTCAAAAACTTGGCTCGTGCAACGAGCCCATCTGGTTGTGGAATGCAATCGGACGTTAAACAAAAACTTGGGGAGGCGTTGTGCAGTAGTGGCGAGTCTTTGAACCAAGATACTAATCGTAGTTCATTCTAAGCTTTTTGATGGTACAGTTAATACAAATTTTTTGCCCATTTTGTCTTCAACGGGCAATTTCCATTTATCGTTATCTAGCTTGGGTTCACCATTAAGACCCTTATATCCACTTTTTTGGACATAATCATGGATCTTTTTGGTCGTATCGTCATCTAGAAGGAGATCTTTTTTTTTATCGTCGTCTGACAATTCGTCTTCGGACGACTCAGAAACTTCGTCCATTGCTGCGGTCAATTTGGCTTCATGATCTTTGACAAGTTGATCGGCATCAATATCCAAATAATCCATTGGTGATCGAAGCATATCCTGCATAAGTGCTTCTAATCCTTCAACAGCAGAAGCCACCGCGTTGGCTGATTTGGCGGTAGGAAAATTCTTGCCCTTTAGAGCCTCTACAGCCTTGATACAGCTCGCTGCGGCCTTGGTGATGGCAACTACCCCATCATGCATAGAAAGCGATTCTGGAGCCTCTGGGGCCATCTCATCGGCCTCATTGAGGTTATCTCGTTTACCAGACTTGAAGTTTGCGGTTTCTTCCGCGATGGCCTTACTAATCGCTTCTCTGATATTCATCGTCATGGGACTTAAATAGTGCTGATCATGTCGATTTTCTATTAGTTTCTATACAACCATTTGAGGTCATTAGGATCCATGTCCTGCTGCTCAGGGCTTGTCAGATGTTTTCTTGGGTTTGTGCTCGGAAGCATTCCGCCATAATTGTTTGACGATGGAAGTTTTTTGGTTGACATCCCAATAAAGAACGTATTAGGACCATAAGAAACCTTGTTCTTGTCTCTTCCTTCGTCATAATAATTCTTGAATATCCACGCCAAAATTGCGATGGCCATCACAAGATCGTCTGTTTTCCCACGAATAGCTGATGGTTTCTTATCGGATGACCATACAAATGTTTGTAGTTCATTATACAATCGAACTGATCTTGGTATGATCTTCCCGAGACGAACACATTCTTCAAGATTGGTTAGGGCAGCCAACCGATTGTCTGTATGAGTAAAGAATCCGGCCTTATCTTTGGCCGTAGGCATATAGTTCCCAATAAGATGTTTTGGTGTTCCCTGGTAGAATATGTTGGTATAGTTAAGCTTCTTAAGTTCTATAAGAGTATGATTTCCATAAGAATTGCTCTCTACAACAATCAAGGCACGATTGTATAACACACCAACTCTGAATAGGATTCCGGCCAAAATATCGGGTGTAATTTTGCCTTGATATTCTCCTGCGATATCTCCTGTTTGAACATTCAGAATTTGAAATGTTGAGAAATCCTTTGAATCTCCTCTGGATACGTCTGATGCGATGGCATACCGGACCCCAGGTTGAGGATCTTCCCATATCCAAAGATTAGGATCGATAGGATCATATTTGATCGGTTGTTTTTGAAGCGACGACAATAAAGACATCAAATCAATGTTAAGAAATGTTTCACCAGATCCAAGGAACTCACAAAGAAGTTCTTGAGCCACTTTACGTTTATCAAGGCTTCTGCATTGTTCATCGAACCATGCCTGATCATGATCGGGATGAACATTCCATGGAAGCTTGATCGGATTGAAAGAATTTTGTTTGGCTTCAGCTCCAACCCATAAATCGTAATACATGTTGCCTGCCCCATTCGGCGTCGATAGCACTATCGCGTTACCTCCCGTGCCTAACGTCGGCTGAATAGCAGTCCACACAGAATCAAAATTACGAATGAATGCTGCTTCGTCTACAATCAAAAGATTGATTGATTTACCACGACCGGCATCATCACTAGTCGGAATGGCTTCAATAGTTGAACCATTCATAAATCTAACTTCCTGTTTGGTCTCTTCAATCTCAACAAATCTCAACCAAGGTGGGAGATTCTTCCAAAATTCTTTGACTTTCTTGATGAATCCAGTTGCCGTTGAGAGTTTTGTAGCAATACAAAGAACGCTTTTATTGCGCTGAAAAAGGGCAACCCAAACTGCATATCCAGCCGAAACGGTTGTTAGACCTAACTGACGAGATTTAAGAACGATATTGAATCGATGTTTTTGAAATTGTTTTAAACACTTCTCTTGGAAATCGAACAGTTCAAACGGAACAAGACCGTCTTCAAGCGTTACGATTTTCCCATATGTTCTAAGGAAATAAGCGGGATCTTTGCCGCACTTTATGATCTCCTCAACGTGTTGTTTCGAGATCTGTTTACCTTCTTTTGCCATAATCTGAACTCACTCCTTGAGTTCAAACACGACGATACGCTTCCAATAAGAGCTTCTTGCACCATTGAAACCGTTGAAGCTAATTGGTTCGATGATGTAGTCAGAACTAATTCGATCCATCTTAATAGAAGAATCGGTAAGCTCTTTGTAACCCTTCATGACGTATTTTACGAATGACTCAATTTTTACATCGGCCAATTTCGTGTATTGATCTTTTAGAGCGAGCATTTCAGAATCTCGGGCAAAGTTGACAACGGTCG